CGTCTGTGACAGCACTGTTGGGTGTTCTAATGGCAGCAATACTTTGAGTCACAATGTTTATTGTGAGATCAGTGATGATTTTCATTGCTTGAGTCAATCGATTTATTTTTTCTTCTTCAGACAACTCCGAGCCCGGTAATGCAGACAAAATCTTTTGCTGCTCAAATTGTGCAATACTGCTTTGATTTTGTTGTTCGTAGTTGACTGGTTTAAAAATAATTTCTAAATCGCCGTAGTCAACTGTTTTGCTAAAATCCGGTGAGCCAACACGATCCAAGACCATGCGCAAGTCCATTGCGTATTCTTCTTCGTGATTGCATGCAGGGCAGCCAGTGTTGAGACTCATTTCGTGACCGTAACTGGCAATGCGTATGGCAATCAACAACGGGCTAAGGTCAATGTTGGGCACATGCCAGGCATTTCGAATAGCAGGCACACAACTCTCAATCACGCTGATCACTGCTTGGCCATTGAACAACGCATCAGGAGTGCGATAAGTGATTTCGTCAATGGCAGTCATTGGGTATATGGGCAACTCCCCGTTGGTCGGCAACTCCAGTGATGCAGCGGGCCAAAATCTTCCAGCACTGGGCAATTTCAAATAGATTGCAGGTTGTCTAAAAAACTGGCGTAACGGATTGGATGTTTGGGTCATTTTGATACCTATAAATATAGTTCTACTTATAGGTACACAACCATGACGCCAGAAGAAAATCTCGCCAGGATCACAGAAGAAGTAAACGAACAGATGCGCCGATTCGGGTATATATTGCCCGAAACTAACCAGAAATTGTTGGAAGCACAAACTGGTATACAAAACTTTGGATTCAAAGTTCAAATTGCCACTGGCATCATGGGCAATCTGGCCGAGGCAGTGGGCGACTATACTCGTGCCATGTACCGTGGCGAACAAGGTGCCGCGGTATTCAATCAATCTATTAACAAAATGGTTGACGCTGCTCAAATGGCAGCAGTGGGACTGAGTTTGTTGGTACCTGGTGGCGCAGTGATGAAGGGTGTGGTTGCTGGATTAACGTTCTTGACCACACAGTTTTTGAAAACAGGCGCCGAACTAGTAACTGCTGCTAATGAACAAAGCGATGCGTTATACGGTGCTTTTAGTCAACTGGCCGAAGTTGGTGCAGTGGGTGCCGATGAGATCAAAGGCGTGGCCGAGGACATACAAAAACTAGGTTTAAATGTCAATAAATTAGATCAATTTCTTGCAATGGCAAGCAAGAGTGCTGAGTCATTGGCTGCCATGGGTGGCACGGTGCGGGAAGGAAGAAAGCAATTTGCTGGATTGACTGCTGGCCTAAGAGAGAATGAAGTATCATTACGCAAACTGGGATTAGACCAAGATGCTCAAGCTGAAGCAGCACTGGGCTATGCCAAAATTCAAAGTCGATTGGCACTGGGTGCAACCAGAGATTATACCGCAATGGGGCAGTCGGCCTACAAGTATATTCAAGAACAAGACGCATTGACCAAAGTCACTGGTATCAGTCGCAAGCAACAAGAAGATGCTCTTGAAGAAGCCATGCGTAATCAACGCTTTGCGGCTACAATAGATCAGTTGATCGCAGAAGGCAAAACCGAAGAAGCCAAACAGTTACAAACAGGATTCATGGTGGCCAGAGCAGCCGGCAAAGACATGGCTGCTGCGTATGCAGACATGAGTTCGGGCATGATCAACACAGAAGCAGCACAAAAAGGTTTAATTGGTAGCCAAGGAGAAATGCTCCAGCAAATCAACAACATCAAGTCTGGCATGTACAAAGGCTCAGAACAAATGCTTGATGCAGGCATGCAAGAAATGCTTAAAAAGACCGGCGAGTTTGGTGTGAAAATGCGACCTGCTGCACAGGCAGGCGTGCTTGAAGATTTTTCAGTGCAGTATACCACTTCAATGAATGCTCAGACAATGGCCACTAAGAATTTTGCCGAGACAATGGCCAAGGCTCGAGAACAACAAGCAGGACAAATTGCCAACACTGGAACCATACTGGACGATCAGGCCAACTTGCGCAAGATGCAAAACGACACCATGTTGATGCTGCAGAACTGGGTCAACACTGGCTTACCTCAAGCCACTGCTCAGATGTTGCAAAAAGTAGAAGGCGCTTATCATGCCATGATAGAGAGAGTAGGCAAAAGTTTTTCTGAGGTTGCTAGTCTTCAACCCTCTAATCGAATTCCGACCCCTGAGCAATTTCCGTCATGGATGGATCGGGGAGCAGTGAACCGCAGAATCCAGGAAGAAACTGAACGTGTAGAACGTGCTCGCCGCGGCTCGCAAAATGCTCAGAATGCTCAAAATCAGCCACCACCTGCGCAGAATCAGCAACAGAATCAGCAACAGAATCAGCAACAGAATCAACCACCTGCGCAGAATCAACAACAGCAACCAGGCAGTGAGTTGCCAAGACCACTGCAACCTCCTAGAGACAGTAGGCCTAATAATCCTAATAACATACCTGGAAGAGCACATGGCACGTCAGGTGAAATTGGGTCGCTATTTGAGCCCAAAGACATTATTGCACAGTTACACAAGGGTGAACGTGTGCTCAACAAAAATGAAAACGCTGACTTGTCCAAGTTGTTCAACATGGTCAGCGGTGAAAAGTTTCAGAAGAAAATGATGGATACTCAAGGGCAAATGCTCAAGGTAATTGACAGCATTACCAGTGGCATGCGAGTCAACTCTAAGTCGGGTGTTGGCAACGACTTCAAATCTGCTTATGCAGACATGAGTTCAGGTATGATGAACACTGGTCCTGCGCAAAAAGCATTGCTTGACAGTCAAGGAGAAATGATCAAGCAGATCGACAGTCTTAAAAACAGTGCCATGCCTGCGTTGGCAACCAGTCAATCAGCGTTGTTAGGTGACATGCCCAAACTAGAAATTGACAAAGAAGCGGCTGCACAAATTGCACAAACGTTCAATGAAGGCATGGTAGAAGAATTCAAGTCAGCAGTGGACAACATCAGTCAACTAGCCAACCAACTGAAAAATCAAGGCGGTGCAGCACTGCAACAACAAATGGTTGGATTGCTAGAAGACATGCGTCGTAGCATGCAGTCCACAGCCACAGCCAGTGAGCGATTAGCACAGGTAGCCAGCAACTGACAATAAATAATAAACTATGGCAGATAACAAACAACCCGGTTGGCGCAAGTATTTTAAAGTAGCAGACACCACAGGTGTGATGAGTCCTATTTCAGGCAGGAACCAATACGGCCTTCCTGGATATACCAAAAATGACGGCTCAGACACAGGCATGCCTGCAGACTTTATCTTTCGCAACTATGCCAGCCGACTGCCAGAAGTTTACTCCGGACACCCCAACCGTATTGAACGCTACAATCAGTACGAAAACATGGACATGGACTCAGAGATCAATGCCTGTTTAGACATCATTGCTGAGTTCTCCACACAGATGAACGAACAAAACGGTACACCGTTTGAAGTTGATTATCGTGACAAGCCCACTGACAATGAAGTGAGTATTATCAAGAAGCAGTTGCAACAGTGGATCAAACTGAACAAACTAGATCAGCGTATCTTCAAGTTATTTCGTAACACCATCAAGTACGGTGATCAACTGTTTGTGCGTGATCCAGAAACATTTGAAATGATGTGGGTGGACATGAGCAAGGTGGCCCGTGTTATTGTAAACGAATCAGAAGGCAAGCGTCCTGAGCAGTATGTGATTCGTGACATCAACCCCAACTTTCAAAACATGACTGTGGCTGCAAAGACCACCACAGACTACATGACCAATCCTGTGACAGGCACCATATCAGGCAATGCCAACTACACCATGCCCAATGGCGGCACCGGTGGCGGTGTAGGCAATTCAAGATTCATGACTGCCATGAACGAAGTTTGCTTGGATGCCAAGCACGTGGTACACATCAGCCTGAACGAAGGACTAGATGTGTTCTGGCCTTTTGGACGCAGTATTTTAGAGCAGATCTACAAAGTATTCAAGCAGAAAGAACTGTTGGAAGACGCTGTGTTGATCTATCGTGTGAGTCGTGCTCCAGAACGCAGAATCTTCAAAATTGACGTGGGCAACATGCCATCACACTTGGCCATGGCGTTTGTGGAACGTGTTAAAAACGAAATGCATCAGCGTAGAATCCCCACTATGACAGGTGGCGGCAACAACATGATGGATGCCAGTTACAACCCTCTTTCAATCAACGAAGATTACTTCTTTCCTCAGGGTGCAGATGGACGTGGCTCGAGTGTAGATACTCTGCAAGGCGGACAAAACCTGGGCGAAATTGATGACTTGAAATACTTCAACAACAAAATGGCCCGTGGTCTGCGTGTGCCTTCGAGTTATTTGCCCACTGGACCAGACGATTCAGACCGTGCAATGACCGACGGAAAAGTAGGCACAGCACTGATTCAAGAGTACAGATTCAATCAGTATTGCGAGCGTTTGCAAGCATTGATTGTGCAAAAACTAGACGACGAATTCAAGATGTTTATGAAATGGCGTGGGTTTAACATAGACTCTAGCCTGTTTAATTTGAAGTTTAATGCACCTCAAAACTTTGCAAGTTATCGTCAAAGCGAACTGGATACTACACGCATTGGTGCATTTACACAGTTGGAACAACTGCCTTACATGAGCAAACGCTTTTTGTTGCAACGTTTCTTGGGCTTAACTGAAGAAGAAATTGCAGAAAACGAAGAAATGTGGCGTGAAGAACGTGACGAGCCTGAACTGGAAACCAACGCAGGACAAGACATGCGTAGCATTGGTATTACCCCAGGTGCCTTGGAAGCCGACATTGAAACAGGTGAAGAAGTTGCTGGAATGGCTGCCAATGGTGCAGGTGCACCTGCTGGTGCTGGACCTGTACCTGTGATTCCTGGTGGTGCACCTGCACCTGCTGCTGCTCCTGGTGCAGTATAAATAACAACATGCTGTTAAACGAATTTTTTCGCAAAGACCCTGAAGCGTTTCAAGACCTGTCGCAAGACAACAGTCAGCCGCAAGAGAGTGATTTGCGTAAAACTCGTCTTACATTGCGTCAACTCAACAAACTGAGAAAAATGAATGATGTGAGAACTTATGAGTTCAAGGAAAAACTCAAACTGGTGCGCAAACAGTACGCACCTCCCCCTGCCCCACCGGCAATGTAAAAATTTTGTGACAGAAATTTTACATTTATACGCCTTTTTCGCCCTGTAAACCTGGTGTTTTTCTCCTAGTGTGTAAATAACAGCACACTTTACCTATAGGAGTTTCCCATATGAACCGTTTTGAACAATTGATTGAATATGTAATCAATGACGAAGAGGCAAAAGCCCGCGAATTATTCCACGACATTGTTGTGGAAAAAAGCCGTCAAATCTATGAAAATATCATGGCCGAAGAAGCTGAAGAGCTTGAAGAAGCTGCCGACGAAGACCTTGATGAAGGCATGATGGGCGGCGACGCTCAAAGCGACCTGATCGACGACGTGGAAATGGAAGAGGAATCTGACATGAACATGGAAGCCGAGGGCGACGAAGAAATGGACATGTCCATGGACGACGACGGCGAAGAAGCAGAATTTAGCATGGGCGACGAAGGCGGCGGCGATGAACCTGCTACCAAAGACGATATCATGAATTTAGAAGACAAACTGGACCAACTAATGGCCGAGTTTGAAGACCTCATGGGCGGTGACGACATGGGTGACGGCGACGGTTTTGGTCCCGACGAAGGCGGCGACGCTATTGAAATGGACGACACCGACGAAATGGAACCAGGCATGATGGAAGCCGTGAGTTTAAAAGCAGCCCCAAAGCCAGTTACCAGTGAAGAAGGCGGCGTAAACAAGAAGTCTACCTATGCAGCCAACAGCGGACAAGCAGGCATGGCCAGCCGTCCAGTACACACTGGTGCAGGCGAAGGTGGACATCATGACACATCTGCTTACAGCAACAACACAAAAGACCTGATCGGCAAAGTTGGTAACACACCTGCACAAGGAACACAAAATCTTTCAGCAGCACCAAAGCCTAAAATGGGCGCCGGCAGCGAAGGTCAAAACAACAAGAGCCCACTTCCCACAGGACGTAAGGGTTAATTAGATGTCATCTAGATACCTTAGAGAAGATTTAACTTTTAGCCAGGCCAATATCCAAGTCTTAGAAGAGTCGGATATGTCTGGTAAAAAGCATCTCTACCTCAAAGGCATTTGCATTGAAGGCGACAAGAAGAATGCAAATGAACGTATCTATCCCCGACACGAAATTATCAAGGCAGTAGAAACCATCAACGAACAGATCCACAACGGTAACTCCGTGCTAGGTGAAGTGGACCATCCAGATGATCTAAAGATCAACTTAGATCGTGTGTGTCACACAGTTGAAGGCATGTGGATGGACGGACATGCCGGTTGCGGTAAGTTGAAGATATTGCCAACTCCCATGGGAGAATTGATTAAAACGCTGATCACGTCAGGTGTAAAACTTGGCGTCAGCAGTCGTGGCAGCGGTAACGTAGACGACAGAACAGGACATG